CACGACCCTGTGTTGCCTTTGTTGCGTGAAGCTGGCTACCGCGTATATGACAACCCCACCGACTCGGCGACCTCTTTGGTCACCTTCCCAGTCGAGTGGAGTGATGTTCAATTTGATGTGGTGGACGGTAAGCACGTCAACATTGAGAGTGCATTGAAGCAGCTTGAGCGCTACAAAATGATGATGGATCATTACGTGGAGCAGAACTGTTCGGTGACCATCTCCTACAGCATCGACGAGGTCGACGACATCGTTGAGTGGCTGTTGCAAAACTGGGACTCCTACGTGGGTGTGTCCTTCATCCTCCGCGCTGATCCCACAAAGACGGCCGAAGACCTTGGTTATCTCTACCTGCCACAGGAAGTGACGACCAAAGAGAAGTACGACGCCTATGTCGCCAACCTCAAACCCATCCACCTCGAATCCGCAAACTCGCTTGACGAGATGCTGGACGCTGAGTGTGCGACGGGTGCCTGTCCGATCAGGTGATGTATGACCGCAAGTGAATTCGGCCTATGGGCACTTGCGGTGTTTGCATGGTTTTTCACCGCATATGGAGCGGTGTTCTTTTACGGTTTCGTGAAAGATGCCATGCGGCAATTTTGGCTAGATCATCAACTTCGCCTTCTATAC